ATACATGGGTGACTGTGGGCGCGGTACGCATCCTGACAGCAAGAGGATAGGCAACCATCGTTGACGTACCTGCGTAGTTAGTCCCGTACTGAGCACCATACGACTGAAAAAAACGTTGGCAGCGCATCAGGGAAGTCGAGTAATCCACGCGCTCAAACGGGGTCGCTACGCTGCCAACTTCAAGCTGTACCAAGGACAAAGTGCCTGTATTGAACTCAATGTTCAAGTTCGTGCCACCAGTAACAGAGCCAGTCACACCAGAGCCAGCATAAGAGCCAGCGCCAATCTTGCCTTGAGCAGTACCAGTCCACGACAACGTGTAGGTGTCGGTGTAAAGATTCAAGCCCTCAACCACTTGAATAAGTGATCCAGCAGAGATGGTCAGTGTCGTGACGTTGTTAGAAGTGGCGAACGTGTATGTGCAACCAGAAGCGCCAGCCTTGAAGCGGTCATGTCCGTAAGCACCAGCAGCCAAGGTAACAGTGCCAGATACACCACGTTGGTTGATCTGAAAGTTGCCGTTGATGATGACGTTCTTTACGCCGATAGCACCGCCGTTGATTTGTGAAATTACAATATTGCCAGCCATTACAAGGCCTCCAGTTGTTCATCAGTTGGCCGTGCCAGTGTGGGGTGATCCCATGCGGCGATGTAGTCGCCTTTACCGTCGGAGTCGTTCTGCAAGCGGATGACGGTGCAAAAATCCTGTTGCGTAAGGCTAGGATAAAGAGCCATTATTTTTTTATACAGCGTTTTCATTTCTGTCCTTACAGTTGTCAAAGTGCCATCGTGTCATGTTGCGCTCCGTGCAAGGAAGGCCGTAAGACTACAACCCGTCACCGCCCCACCCGCAAACGATGCGCCGGATGCTGCAACCCACCCGTAAAGTTCAACATAATCGGTCGAGCCGTTAAGATATAAAAGCCCATTACATGAGATTGCGCCTCCGCCGGAAGGTACTGACCCATCCCCGCCACGCAAAAATTCAGCCCCGTTTTTATATAAAGACGCAATCATGCGAGTTGGAGATGTGGAAGTACTTACGTTTACCACCCCCGAAAATTGGTAGTACCCGGCAACAGTCGGTGTGAACCGGGATGTTGCCGTACTAAATTCGCCAGCAGTGTCAAAGTATTCCGACTGAAGCGTAACTTTCGTAAACGTAGCCGAAGACACGGATTGGCTTGTGCTGTTGTAAGCACTAAACGCAGGGCCGTTCACAGGCACACCCGCTGTTGCAGTGGTCAGGATCGTACCGTTGGAGTCTGGCAGGTTGACGGTGCGGTCGGTGTTTCCGTTCGGGCTGGCAATCGTGAACGTGCCTGTTCCGAGGGCGTTACCAGAGAGGGCTACTTTGCTCATGGTTGTGTTCCTTCCAGCGAGATTAATCGAGCGTCCAGTGCTTCAACTCGGGCGGTCAAAGCGGTAATGATGGCTTGTTGTTCTTGGATGGCGGCGGTCAGTGTGGCGACCAAGAAACTGGTGTCGATGCTTTGAGGCTTGATTGAGCCGTCTTCGTTGACTGCATCCTTTTTGCCACTTACTGCTGATGGGCAAACCTCTTGAAGCTCGTGCGCGATAAAGCCCTCGTCATACGCTCCAGTGTTTTTCCACGTGTAAGTCACAGGCTTGAGCGCAGCAACACGGGCTAAAGCGCCAGCCATTGGTTGCACGTTTTCCTTTAGGCGGTAATCTGAGCTTGTGCCATACGTTGTTGTACTGCCGTTGGACGAAATAACTCCAACAGTCGTGTTGTTGCAATAGAAATTAATTAAACTAGCAGCAGACACTTTAGCGTTGACATATAAAACACCGTTACCGCTGTTTCTGGTAAAAATGCCAACACCTTGGGATGTCGCAGACCCGTTTCCGTACAGAGAAATACCAATGGGGTCAGCGGCAATGCCAGATTGAGCGGACGTAAGCCCCACCAGCAAGTTACCGCTGGAGTCGATACGGGCATCTTCAGACGAACCATCGCCGCTAAACGCAAGGTAGTCAATACCGTAAGTACCACCTTCAATATATGCCTTGGGAAATGCTGGATCAAAACTCCACTGAATACGTGACGCAGCAAACCCGCCAGTAATGTTGGTGGCTTGCAAATGCAGGCCAGTTTTGGAGTTTGCGCTTCCGTTATATGCGCCCGTAGAGACAACGTGAACTTTGGCTACTGGTCCATTTGTCCCAATACCCACGTTACCGCTTGTGCCCGTCACCAGCGTATTCGCAGGGGTAGTGTCAGCAAAGACTACACCGTCACCTGTGTAGCCCCCATCGTTGGTGATACCAGTTGTTCCGTTAATTACTACGCTCATATAAATTCCTTTAGAGTACAACCCAACGAGAGCCACTAGGTACAGTAACGGTGATACCGCTGTTAACCGTGATAGGACCAGAACTCATTGCATTGTTGCCTGATGTGATTGTGTAGTTAGCCGAGATGACACTATTGTTTTCATACAAACCTTTGGTGGTTGTATTGGCATCTGTATTCAAAGCTGTCCAAGAAGCTGTAGTGCCGTTAGTGGTGAGGTACTCGCCTGCATTGCCTGTTTGATCTGGCAGTGCATCAACAGCAGCCCAAGAAGTAACTGTACCGTTGGTAGTAAGATACTTACCTGAGTTACCTGTCTGTGAAGGTGTGTACGTGGCAGCTAGTGTAGCACTGGAGGCCGCTGCTGAAGCCGAAGAAGCAGCGTTGGTAGCAGAAGCTGAGGCAGCAGTGGCTGATGCGGAGGCAGCAGAGGCACTAGAGGCTGCGTTAGAAGCTTGCGTAGTAGCTGTACTAGCTGATGTAGCAGCCGAGGATGCGCTACTTGCTGCGTTAGAAGCTTGAGTAGTCGCCGTAGAAGCACTAGAGGCCGCATCGCTCGCAGATGCTGAGGCAGCCGTGGCCGAAGAAGCAGCGGCTGTAGCGGAGTTTCCCGCATTCGTCGCAGACGTAGACGCTGAAGAAGCTGAAGTGGATGCAGAAGATGCGCTAGAGGCTGCGTTAGTGGCCAAGGTAGAGGCGCTAGAGGCAGACGAAGAAGCATTAGTAGCTGACGTTGCAGCAGCAGAGGCAGAACCAGCGGCAGCCGTAGCAGAAGCAGCGGAAGCAACAACACCCTCGTCTACATCGCTGGCAGCAGCTTCAGCGGCAGCTTCAGCAGCCTCAGCAGCGGCTTGAGCAGCCTGAGCAGCATCACGAGCAGCTTGAGACTGAACCAAGAACTCTTGGAATTCGGTAGTATCTGAATCAGAAGTAGCACTGCCTGTGCCTCCCGGGCCGCGAAAGATGGTCATACATTTTCCTTAGTCTTCTTAACTTGTTTAACTACTTTAATTACTGCCTTCTCGGGCTCAACAACATCAATAATTTCTTCCCACTCAGGGTTAGTACGGAAACTATGAATGTTACCTTCTTCAATAACTTCAGCAACTGCGTGAGGGTTATCGTTACCCACCATCTTAAAGCGTACCATGTCTATTCTCCTTTATTTATTACTCATAAACTAAGTATTAAAGAAAAGAGAAGCCCCGAAGGGCCTCCCTAAATCTACTTAGTTATTAAGCAGTAACGATCAAAGGAACTGTGCTATAGTCACGCAGTTCAGCAGCGCCGTACAGGGTGTCAGCAGTGAACAGAGTACCGAGGTATTCTTGTTTGTACTGAGTCTGCGAACGCACACCGATCTGCTCAACCAACACCATCGAATCGCGGTGGAACATCAAAGCAACACGGTCAGTAGCAGTGTTACCAGCAGCGGTATCGCAGTTGGTGGACACATACACTTTAACGCCGTACACATCGCCGAATTCACCGTTCATCAAGGTAGAACCGTTGCCTTTGAAGGCTTGTTCGGTGAAGCGGTTGATGCCCAACATGCTGTTACGAGCAACAGGAGGAACCACCAACGAACGGCCATCCATAGGCACGTCTTGGTCGTCCATCAACTGGATAGCCTTACGGATACCAGCGTCAGCGATAGCCGCAGCGTTGGAAGTGCCGGAAGTGTAAGCAGCGCCAGTAGAACCGATGATACCGCCAGTGTAAGCAGTGTTAGCAGCGTTACCGCCGCGAGCGCCACGGGCCAATTGGATCAAAGTGGTGTCCACTTTCTTGCCCAGAGCAAAGCCAGCATCATCAGTGTAGAAACTACGCAGGCTCGACAGAGCTTGGGCTTCCACGATGTCTTCGATCAAGCGGCTGTACTCGAAGTGGTTGTTGATAGAGACAATGATGTCGCCTTCGGTAGCAGCGATCAAGTTAACTTGATTGCCAGCAGTCTTAGCGGAAGCATCGCCACGAGTAGGCGAAGGAATGTGAACGGTGTCACCTTTCTTGCCCTTGAAGCTCATCTTCTTGACCAGATTAGCCATGACGAGGGATTTTTTGTAAGCCGCAACGATTTCATCAGACCAGATTTCTGGAATGAAGGTTGCTGCGGTTGTAACGGTAACGTGATTAGTACCTAAAGCCATTTGAATACTCCTAGAATTTCAATTAAAAGATTAAATTACTTACGTGAGCAAGCTCACTTAACTCGACCCTGTGCATAAGCAGCCATGATTTCGGGTTGTAGCTGATCATAACGATCTGGGTCAGTCATTTTAAGACGGATTAAATCCGCACGACGATATACTTTCTTTGCAACTTCGCCAGAACCACCTGTATCCACGCTAGCGGCCTTGAGGGCTTGTGCTTGCTGTTTCTTACCTGTTTCTTGTACGTTGTTGTTGCGAACTTGCTTAAGTTCTTTATATGTGCTCAAGAGTTCATCCGCTGAACTGAAGTCAAACTCGGCATCTGCTTTAGCGTAAAGGCTAAGACGTACAGGGCTCGCTTTCACCCATTCCTGAAAGCCACTATCGTTAGCAATAGTCTGCATATCAGGGTGTTTGGTTGCCAGCTGCTGCGCTGTCTTCATCCGTTTAAGCTCAAGGTTAGCTTGTTTAGCTTCCAAGACTGCGGGATTGTTTTCGATTGCACGTTTAATAGAATCTTGAGGGTTCTCAAAGAAATCTACTTCGGGCGCACTTTCAACAGTTTGTACTTTATCGCTTTCGAGTTGCCGTTTCAGTAGTTGATCAGCTAATGAACGTACTTCGTGTACTTCCTGTGCTTGCCTACCAATCATCTTTTCAGCTTCTTGGTGCATCTTTACGATGTCTTCAAAGGCTTTACCTTTGTATTTATCAGGAACTACATTCTCTACTACAACCTCTTGAGTTTGCTCAGGTGTATCCTGAATCTCTTGAGTTTGTTCATCTGTGATCGTGTCCAATGTTGGATCAAACGAGTCGTCGTCAATTAAAGCCATACTATTATTTTCCTGTCTCTCTTTGAGATTATAGGACTATGAAATGTGGATACTAGCGTATCTACCCGTGGTTTGCAGTGATTACTCTGGTTGAGCGTAAGAGGATTTCCTCTCTTGCGCCAGCTTCTCACTTCGTTTACGTTCCCATGCGTCATATGCACCGGGAAAAGCACCTGTGATGCCCTCCAAGTTACACCTAACAATGGAAACAATTCTTGTTGAGTTCTTACCGCAGGCTCGACAAGCGAGTTCCCTACAGTCTTCGTCAACTAATGCTTCAGAGATGTGTCCATCTTCACAAACAAACTCAAACATACGGCGCATTATTGTGCCTCCTGTAACAGTTGCTCATAAACTT